TATCATCAACGAGTACCGCAACAGCCGCGTCACCGTCGACTTTGTTGCTAAGGACGGCGCGATCAACGATCGCCTCGCCGATACCTGCGACATGCTGTTCCGTGCGGACGAGCAGGATAGCGTCGCAAACGAGGCGTACGACAACGCTTTCGAGGAGGCGGTCGGCGGCGGCTTCGGTGCCTGGCGGCTGCGGACGTGCTACGAGGATGAGTACGACCCCGAGAACGAACACCAGCGCATTATGATCGAGCCGATCTATGACGCGGACTCGTCCGTGTTTTTCGACCTCGACTCCAAGCGCCAGGACAAGGCGGACGCCAAGCACTGCTTCGTCGTGTCATCCATGACACGCAAGGCGTATAAGGCGCAGTACGGCGACAGTCCGTCCGACTGGCCGAAGGAGATCCAGCAGACCGAGTTCGACTGGGATACGCCCGACGTGGTGTACGTCGCCGAATACTACGTCGTCGAGGAGGTGTCCGAGCTGTTGCGCATGTGGCGTGACATCGGCGGCAACGAGGAGCGGTACACGCAAGCCGACTTCGACGCCGATGAGGAGCTCGAGGCGACGCTGCTCGCCATCGGCTCGACCGAGGTACGTCAGCGGCGCATCAAGAAGCGGCGCGTTCACAAGTACATTCTCTCCGGCGGACGCGTGCTCGAGGACTGCGGCTACATCGCAGGCACGTGCATTCCCATCGTGCCGGTATTCGGTAAGCGCTGGTTTGTTGATAACGTCGAGCGCTGCATGGGTCACGTGCGCCTGGCGAAGGACGCCCAGCGGCTCAAGAACATGCAGCTCTCGAAACTCGGCGAGATCTCGGCGCTCTCGAGCGTCGAGAAGCCGATCATGGTGCCGGAGCAGGTCGCAGGGCATCAGATCCAGTGGGCTGAGGATAACCTCAAGAACTATCCCTACCTGCTTATCAACCCGATCACGACGCCCGATGGCAGCCAGCAGGCAGTCGGTCCCGTCGCTTATACCCGTAGTCCGGCAATCCCGCCCGCCATGGCCGCGCTCTTGCAGCTCACCGAAGTGGATATGCAGGACATCCTCGGCAACCAGGGCGAGGGCGACAAGATCGTCTCGAACATCTCGGGCAAAGCTATCGAGATGATCCAGCAGCGGCTGGACAACCAGACGTTTATCTACGTCTCGAACTTCGCCAAGGCGATGAAGCGCTGCGGCGAGATCTGGCTGTCGATGGCGCAGGAGGTCTACGTCGAGGAGGACCGCGCCATGAAGGGCGTCGATTCCGCCAACGAGATGCAGCAGGTCGTCTTGATGCGCCCGCGGGTGGACGAAAAGACGGGGCGTCTCGAGCTCGACAACGACTTGTCCCGCGCGAAGTTCGACGTGGTGGCGGATGTCGGCCCGTCCAGCTCCAGCCAGAAGGCGGCGACCGTGCGCGCCCTCACCGGCATGATGTCGATCACGTCCGATCCCGAGACGCAGCAGGTCTTGCAAGCGCTCTCGATGATGAACATGGAAGCCGACGGCATCGCCGACGTGCGCGACTTCTTCCGCAAGCGACTGGTGAGCATGGGCGTCGTCAAGCCGACCGAGACCGAACTCGAGGAGATGGCGGCGCTCGCAGGTCAAGAACAACCGACCGATCCGAACGCGATCTACCTGCAAGCCGCAGCCGAGGAGGCTGTTGCCAAGGCAGAGAAGGCGCGCGCGGACGTGCTCAACACCATCGCCGACGCCGAGCTGACGCAAGCCAAGACGGCGACGGAGCTTGCCAAGCTGCAAGGTGTAGCGCCCTCCCCTGCTCCTGCTGCGCCCGCCCAGCGTCCTCCCGCGCTTATGATTGCGGTAGGGGAGGGCGAGGAGATGGAGAAGGAAGAGGACGAGGAGGACGAAATCGAACGCGAGAAGCGGCTACTCGAGCTCGAGAACCTGCGCATCGACACCGCCATGAAGTTCAACGCAGCACAGCGCGCGGCAGGCGAGATGGTCGAGATGAGCGAGCAGATGCGAGAGCTGAAAGCGGCGGAGGAGTTCCTTAGCGACGCCGCTAAGCAGCTCGTGAGCGCCAGCGATGAGATCCAGTCGGCGATCAAGTCGCTCGTCGAGTCGAACAAGAAGAACGCAGAGGCCGCCATTGCGGCAATATCCAAACCGAAGCGCATCGTGCGCGAGAAAGGCCGAATCGTCGGCGTTGAGGTGGGCTGATGGCAACAAGCGCCTGGAACAAATTTAACGACTTCTCCGAGCAGCTCGTGCGCGGCGTTCACGACTTTGACGCTAATACGTTCAAGGTTGTATTGGCGTCTGCTGCGCCTAGCGCTTCCGATACTCAACTATCTCAGATTACAACACAGCTCTCGACGGGCGGTGGGTATACGACCGGCGGTGAGACGACGACGATCACGATCGCCGAAGTGTCGGGCACCACGACGGTGAGCGGCACCGAGATTGTATGGACGGGCTCAGGCGCAGGCTTCGGCCCGTTCCGCTACGCCGTACTGTACAACGACAGTGCAACGTCTCCTGCGGATGCGCTGATCGCCTGGTTCGATTACGGCAGCCCCGGCATCACGCTGGTCGGCGCAGGCGAGACCTTCACGCTGAAGTTCAACAACGCCTCGCCAGGCACCATGTTCACGCTGGTTTAAGCGATGCTGACACCACAAGAAGCTCAAGCCATCAACGCGCTGATCGTCGCAGATCCAGCGCTGTCGTCTCAGCCGCAGACATCAGACGGCGCGTACGCCATCGCGGTCGCGCTCAACACGCCAAGCGAGGCGGGCTATAAGCCGATCACCGTGGGCTCTGCGATGCTCTGGGCAGCGGGCGGACCCCGCGTGCGCATTCAGGCGGCGGCGACCGACAGCCAGCAGCCAGAGGCGGTGCAGGCGAGCTGCCAAGTGTTCCTCGACCTGATCGTGAGCGGTTCCGAGGCGCTGATTCATACCGAGGAGCAGGCGATATTGCAGGCGTTCAGCGGCTGGGTCGTGACGGGCGTCATTACGCAAGCCGAATACGACGCCATCTATGGCACCAGCGGACTTGCTGCGGCGCTGCTCTCTCGCTCCGTTGTCGCCATCGGGCGGGACGTTAGCTATCAAGACGTTATGCAGGCGAGGGCGAGCTAAATGGCAACGTCGACAGTCAATTATTCAAGCAATACCGCCATCACCATTGATCTTGCGAACCTTGGAAGTTCTGCGACTTTCGTTGCAGGAAGAGAATCGAGCCAAGTGGACAACACGTCGAACAAATACATCGACGCTTTAGTGAGCGGGTTTGTCTCTGTTGGCACCACGCCAACGGCAAACACCACCATCGCAGTTTATGTCTATGGGGCGGATACGTCTCTTGCCACCACCGCCCTTGATACTTTGGACGGAACTGACAGCGCAGAGACCTTGACCAACACGGGCATACTCAACGCATTGCGGTTAGGGGCCAGTATTGTCGTTCCCGCGACGACCAGTGACGTTCAGTACATCGTGCTCCCATTCTCGGTCGCCTCGCTTTTTGGCGGGGTCATGCCTAAGTTCTGGGGCTTGTTTGTGTCACACAACACAGGCGTTGCTCTCCGAAACAACGCAGTCAATACCAATTCCTTTGAATACGTTGGTATCAAGTACGACATCGCATGATCATTCTCCCTAAAGCCCAGTGGACTTCGCAGCCGAAGTATCCACCGAGGATCAACTGGGCTCACCCCGCGACGGCCCAGCTCGTCAGGGCTGGCGCTGCTACTTCTAAGCGCGATCTCGTCACTAATGCGCCGCTTACCACGGCGCTTATCGAGCCGGGGACAAGCGGAAATCTGATTTCCCGCGTCGGAACCAACTGGCCGTTCTCTTACGCTGCCGGTGATGAGTGGACGGTTCCGACGAACGGGAGCCTGACCATTTTGGCGGCCGTTCCGAAAACCCGCTCGAACTGGGGCGGCACATGGCGTACCGGCGCAGCATCAACCGGCACGACGCTATTTAACGTCTCCACAATCAACGGCAACGCTCAGATCCGAATCACTGGAACTGACGTTATTGCGTCCACGGTCGGGCCGCAAGTCCCTGCCCTAGAACAGGTTTACATTGCTTTCCGCTCGTCATCAGGAACTGGCGCAGAAGCCGCCGTTTTTTGGAATGGTGAGAAAAAGCGGACTGCTGCACATACGCGAACGCTTACTGGCGTCACCATCAACAACATTGGCGGTCAGAACGCGGTAACTGACGGTCTTGGCGATCTTGCGGCGTATTGGGTTTGGAACCGGAGCCTTAGCGACTCGGAACTTGTCGCGCTGACGCAGAACCCGTGGCAACTCTATCAGCCGCAGCGGTTCATTTTCCCGCTGCAATCTACCGCAGCTAACGCCTACTCCCTCGACACCACGCCCGGCACCTACAACATCACCGGCAGCTCACCGTCGCTGCTGGCTGCTCGCATCGTTAGCACGACGCCTGGTGCTTACGACCTCACTGGTAGCTCACCGTCGCTTCTGCTCGGCCGCGCGCTGGATACGACGCCCGGCGACTATGACATCACGGGCAGCTCGCCCTCGCTCCTGCTGGGGCGCGCTCTCGACACGACGCCCGGCGATTACGACATCACCGGCTCGCCCGTCGATCTTGAGAAGGCGACAGCGGGGCAGTTCGTACTGCAAACGACGCCGGGCGCGTACAACATCACCGGCTTCCCCGTTGAGCTGATCGCCAACATCACGCCGCTTGCAGGCGGCGGACCAGGCAAGACGGCCAAGCGCCGCGGCTGGGCGAACGAGCGCGCCAGGTTCGAGGAGTCGCTGCGCACAGAGGAGGTGGCCGAGCAGGTCAAGGCGGCGCAGCGCGTGCTGAAAAAGGCGCAGTCTGAATCGGCGCAGCGCCTTGGCGAGCTGGTGGAAGAGTACGAGGCCGCCCGCGCGTCGCTTGATGAGCTGCGCGAGCAGGTGGCACGCATTGAGCGCGAGTCGCGCCTGCGCGAAGAGGTCGAGGTTGCGACCAAGGTCGTCGAGATCTTCGCCCGCGAGGAGGAGGAGATCATCGCCATCCTCGAGATCATCGACGAGATGGACTCGCGCGCATTGCTTGCCGCTGTCGGGATTGCTGCATGAATATTGCGCGATTCACAGGACAGCATCTAGAATAGATTTCATGGTTGCCGCCCACCACAGGGCGAGAGGTTGAAAATGTCAGAAAATACGGCAGAGCTTGAGACAATTCCCGAGGATGCGCTCGATACCGAGATGGTGATCGAGGACGAAGCAGACGATGGGGATATGGTTGTCTCGATTGGGGATGAATCGCCGGACCCCGAAGAAGAGGATGTGCAGCAGAACCAACCCGCTCCGCAGTGGGTGAAGGATCTGCGCAAGGCGCATCGAGAGCTACAGCGACAGCATCGCGAACTTCAGCAGAAGCTGACGACCGCCGAGCCGCCACGTAAGCAGGCGGTGGGTCCGAAGCCCAAGCTCGAGGATCACGACTACGACGCCGAGGCTTTCGAGGCGGCACTCGAATCCTGGTACGACCGCAAGCGAGCCGCTGACGTAGAAGCCGAAAAGGCGAAGCGTGCAGAGGAAGAGCAGGCGAAGTCGTGGCAGGCAAAGCTCGACGCCTACGGCAAAGCGAAAGCGGCGCTGAAGGTGAAGGACTACGAGGACGCCGAGGCGATTGCGCAGGAGACCTTCTCCGAGGTTCAGCAGGGCATCATGCTCCAAGGCGCGGACAATCCCGCTCTTGTGGTGTATGCGCTCGGCAAGAACACTCGGCGAGCGAAGGATCTGGCTGCGATCCAAGATCCCGTGAAATTCGCGTTTGCGGTTGCGAAGCTGGAGAAGGAACTCAAAGTGACTACTCGCAAGCCACCGCCGGCGCCAGAGCCCGTTGTTAAAGGCACCGGGCGTGCAAGTTCTGTAGATTCAACACTCGAGCGACTGCGCAACGAGGCACTCAAGACCGGCGATATGTCGAAGGTCATGGCCTACAAGCGGTCGCGGCAACAAAAATAGTAGGAGTCTGAAATGCCCAATGCATTTTCGAAAGAGGAAATCGTAGCGTTCGAGAACATTCTCGAAGGCTTCCAGGATGCGCTCGTTCTGAGCCGTAACGTCAACGTCTACGCCACCGACGGCGCAACGATGGAGCGCGCACGCGATACCATCTGGCGTCCGATGCCGTACATCGCGCAGAGCTTTGATAGCACTGTCGGCTCGTCTATCTCGTCGAACTACGACGACATGACGCAGCTTTCCGTGCCGTCCACGCTCGGCTTCTCCAAGACCTCGGCTTGGAAGCTGAACGCGAAGGAACTGCGCGACGCGCTGCAAGAAGGCCGCCTCGGCGATGCCGCTAAGCAGAAGCTGGCGTCCGACATCAACCGTTCCGTTCTGAACGTCGCATCGAACCAGGGCACGCTCGTTGTTGCAGTCGCTGGTGCGGCGGGTGACTACGACGACGTGGCACTCTGCGATGCGATCATGAACGAGCAGGGCGTGCAGGATTACGACCGCTACCTGGCGCTGTCGACCCGCGATTACAACGGACTGGCTGGCAACCTTGCGGTCGCGACCCGTTCGTTCGGTAACGCGAAGTCTGACCGCGCGTACGAGCGTTCATACGTCGGCATGGTGGCAGGTTTTGATACCTACAAGATGGACTATGCGAATCGTCTGCCGGCTGCTTCTACGATCGCAAAAACCATCGCCACCAACGGCGCGCAGGTGCGTTTCGTTCCGCGAGCAACCACGACCGCGACCGCGGGCGTTCTGAACGTGGACAACCGCTACCAGACGGTGACCATTGCCGCCGCCTCGGGCACGGCAACGGACGGCATCAACGTAGGCGACTGCTTCACGATCGCTGGCATCGAAGCCGTGCATCAGATCACCAAGCAGTCGACGGGCCAGCCGAAGACCTTCCGCGTGATCTCGATTGATAGCGGCACGACGATGACGATTTCTCCGCCGATCATTGGCGCGAACTCGTCACCGACCGATGCAGAGCTTCAGTACAAGAACGTCAACGTGGCCAGCACCTCTGCTACCGCGTCGATCAACTTCTTGAACGACAACGCCTGCAACGTCAACCCGTTCTGGTTCAAGAACTCGATCGAGCTCCTCCCTGGCCGATACGCAGTTCCGACCGACAGCGGCGCGGCGGTCATGCGTGCGAGCACGGATCAGGGCATTGAGCTGGTGATGCAGAAGTTCTACGACATCGACACCATGACGATTAAGTATCGTCTGGATACGCTGTACGGGGTCGTCTGCACCGCGCCGGAAATGGCCGGCGTGCTGATCTTCGGTCAGTAATGACTGAATAGAGAGGGGCGGCGCAATGCCGCCCTTTCTCTTTAGGAGCATTTATGCCGTTGAAGAAGGGCTACAGCAAAAAGTCGATCAGCTCGAACATCTCCAAGGAGATGAAGTCGGGCAAGCCGCAGAAGCAGGCGATCGCAATCGCGCTCGAGACTGCACGCACCGCAAAGAAGAAAAAGGGGAAATGATGTATCCGCGCCACGTTTACTGCTCGCCGGGTCCGTATCAGAAAACGACAAGCCATCCCACGTGGGGCTGCAAGTCGGTCGAGAGCGAGGAAGAGCTGGCAGAGGCGCTGGCGTCGGGTAAATGGTTCGAGTCGATTGCGGAGGCGTGCGACGCTGCTGGCGAAGCTGCCTATCCGCGCCTGCGCGGGCGGATGCGCTCGATTGCGCTGCGCAAGCGACGCACGTACCCTATGCCGAGCGACGACGCGCCGCCGTCGCGTGGGGAGATTGAACAACAAGCGCGCAAGCTCGGGATTCGCTACAATGCCCGAACGGCTGACAAGGTATTATTGGCGCGAATCAGCGAGGTGATGCGAGGCAATGGCGTACACGAAGAGGCAATTCGTTGAGGCGGCGCTCACCGAGATAGGACTCGCGTCCTACGTTTTCGATATCCAGCCGGAGCAACTCGAGTACGCACGGCGTCGCCTTGACGCCATGATGGCG